AAGCCGAATACGCGGGCTGGCTGATCTTCTTCGGCTTCCTGTTCTTCTGCGCGGGCCCCGTTGAAAAGATGGACGGCAAGAAATGACCACCCCTTACTCATTCCCCGACGACCTACCCACGCTCTGCGCCGACGAGAGGGCCAGGATCAATGCAATTCTCGCCACTCGGCTTGCCCAGGTGCTTGGATGGACGAGGGCCTTCGCATGAGCGAGCTGCAGGCAAGGGTTCTCAGCTTCTGCTGTGAGGACGGCGAGTGCCTGATCTGGAATGGCGGAACCGACAGCGGCCACGTCCCACAGATGCGCTGGGATGGCCGCGTTCAATCGGTGCGCCGCCTGCTGCTCCAGGAGAAGGGCCAGAACCTCAAGGGCAAGTACGCAACCGTGAACTGCGGCAACCCGCTGTGCGTTGCGCAGGGCCACTTGACCGTCCTGACCCGCAAGCAGCTTTCCAAGCGCTCGGCCAAGGTCACGAAGTACCACGAACGAGTCACCCGGCGCATTGCGATCTCGAAAGCTCGCCGGGAGAAGGGAACCGTTCTGGACATGCAAAAGGCAAGGGAGATCCGCGCCAGTGGGCTCACCAGCCGCCAGGCCGCCAAGGAATTCGGCTGCAGCCAGTACGCGGCGTGGTCCGTGATTGCGGGCAGGACATGGGTGGACTACTCCGATCCGTTCTCACAACTGCGGAGGGCTGCATGAACGACACGACCACTGCTGCGATGTGGCGCCACATGCTCAAGCACGGTGGCCGCTGGACAGCCGCCGAACTCATGCCCGTGAGCCAGCGCACCCGCGACAACACCGACAACCTGCTGGCCTCGATGGTTCGCGCCGGCCTCGTCGTCGGACACCGTTCCGGCGAGCGCAAGAACGGGCGAGCCTACGGCGTGCTGGCTGGGTGCAAGGTTCCCCGCGGGATCACCGTCGAGGAAGTCCTGACCCTGACCGCGGCGACGGACGCGCAGTAAGCAGAACACCACCAAGAGGGGCAGACGGATGAAACGCGACGACATCGATTTCCACCTGGTTGCAGACCAGCATCTCGCCATCCATGCACTGCTGGAGAACTGGGCCCGCTGGGTGCGGGTCAGGCCCCACGGCTGGCAGGTCTCGCCCATGTTCCGGCAGTACCGCAGCCACGCATGGCAGTGGGAGCACCCGGCCATTGCCGACCAAACCAACGTCATGGAGGCGGTGGAGATGGAAAAGACCATCTCAGGGCTGCCGGAGAAGCACCGGGCGGCTATCAGGTGGTGCTACGTGTTCGCGGGGCACCCGGCCCGGATGGCGCGGGAGCTGGGGGTGAGCAAACAGGGTCTGTGCGATCTGATCGCGGCAGGACGGACGATGCTGCAGAACAGGAGTGCGTGATGATTGATTTCGATGACGAGGCGAAGCTGAACCAGATCGGGGCGCGCTTTACGGTGAACAACCTTGAGCGGAGCCAGATGACGACGGACATGGTGGAGCGGATGATGTTCGACCGTATGCGCTCTCAATTGGCAGGTCTCATCACCCGAGAGGCGGTGCGAGTTACGGAAGGCGCCTACCATACGGAATACGAAACGCGCCTCTACGTACTCACGCCGGGGCAGCTTGAGAAGTACGTACAACGGCGGGCAGAGCGCATCGGGTACGGTCGCCCGCAGATCATCGAGCAGGCGTTTGAGCCGACGAACGGTCATTGACAATGGCTGAGTTAGGCTAGAATCGCGCCATTCGTGCGCGCGTGCATAAGACGAACTGTCCCTGCGGAGGGACAGGCGCCACGAGAGCAAACGGCTGGTTGGTTCTACGGGTGCGCACCCAGATGGATGAACCTAGTGGGATTCTGAGCCGCCAGCCATTTGCTCTGTCTGCCAAGTCGAGCGGAGATCCCGGGGAGCCGCAACGCGAAAGCCACTGACACGGTGAAAGCCCGTGCAGGACTGATCCGGGACAGGTAGAGCAAAACCAACAAGCCCGCCAGGTTCGCGCCTCGGCGGGCAACAGCCGGACCCGGCCTGTGTAGCTAAGCCCCGACTTGAATTGGGTGGCTCCGGGGTAGGAAAACCACAGGACGACAACAAGGCTCGCCATCTTCGGATCGGCGGGCCTTTTCCCTTTTGGGGCCAGCAACAGTCATCGTGAGGCCAAGGCATCCCGGCTAGAGGGAGTCAGTCCGCGCGCCACCTAGACACCGCTGCGCCCCAATCCTTTCGCAGTTGCCCCTCCAAGGCATCTTTGCCCGCCTAGTGCGGGCTTTCTTCTTTGGGCGACCAACCGGCAACGGAGTCGCATTTACGCCATGTCTGAGCCTAAAGTAGGCCCCAATAGGGGGAATGCGGGCAAGGGCCGCCCTAAAGGCTCAAAGAACAAAACCACCCAAGTTGCCAAGGAGGCGATTGCCGAAGCTGCGGCAGAACTGGGTGGCTCGGATCGCTTGGTGGAATGGGTCAGGCTGGACCCGCTGAACGAGCGCGTGTTCTGGGGGACGATCTACCCCAAGCTCCTGCCGCTACAGGTGGCAGGCGATCCGGATAACCCGCTGCAGACCATCTCCCGCGTGGAGCTGGTGCCCTTGAGTGGCAACGGTCAAGGTTGAACTCCCCGACAAGCTGATCCCGGTGTTCTCCGGGGAGGCTGATGTCCGGGGAGCGAGGGGCGGGCGAGGTTCGGGCAAGACCCGCAGCTTTGCCAAGATGATTGCCGTTCGCGGCTACATCTACGGCAAGGCCGGGATCACGGGGCAGCTCGTGTGCGGCCGGCAGTTCATGAACTCGCTGGAGGACTCCTCGCTGGAGGAGTGCAAGCGGGCGATTGAAGAAGAGCCCTTCCTGTCGGCCTATTACGAGATTGGCGACAAGTACATCAAGAGCCGGGATGGGCGGATCTGGTTCACGTTCGTGGGCCTGGATCGCAACGTCGCCAGCATCAAGTCCAAGGGCCGAATCCTCATTCTGTGGGTGGACGAGGCCGAGCCGGTCACGGACGAAGCCTGGACCATCGTCATTCCCACGCTGCGGGAAGAAGGTGAGGGCTGGAACGCGGAACTGTGGGTGACGTGGAACCGCAAGCGCAAGAACGCTGCGGTGGAAAAGCGCTTTGGCCAGGCCACGGACCCGCGCATCAAGATTGTTGAGCTGAACTGGCGCGACAACCCGAAGTTTCCAGCCAAGCTGGAACGTGAACGCCAGCGCGACCTGATCGAGCGGCCCGAGCAGTACGAGCACGTCTGGGAAGGCGATTACGTCACGGTCGTCGAGGGCGCGTACTTCGCCTCGCACCTGACCAAGGCCAAGGCGGACGGGCGCATCGGCAAGGTGGCGGCAGACCCGCTCCTGACCCTGCGGGCGCTGGTGGACATCGGCGGCACGGGTGCCAAGGCGGACAACTTCGTCATCTGCATTGACCAGATCGTCGGGCGCGAGGTTCGCGTGCTGGATCACTACGAAGCGCAAGGCCAGCCCATTGAGGCGCATCTGGTGTGGCTGCGCTCCAAGGGCTACGTGCCGGGCAAGGTCACGATCTGGCTGCCCCACGACGGGGAGACGCAGGACAAGGTGCACGACGCCTCCGAGGCTGCTGGGTACGCGGTGGAGGTTGTGCCGAACCAGGGCAAGGGAGCTGCTGCAGGGCGGATTGAGGCCCTGCGGCGCTTGTTCCCTTCGTACTGGTTCAACGAAGCAACGACCGAGGGCCTGCGGGCTGCGCTTGGTTGGTATCACGAGAAACGCGACCAGGAACGAGGGATTGGCTTGGGGCCAAACCACGACTGGGCGAGCCACACGGCCGATGCGATGGGCTTGGGTGCTGTGGCTTATGCCGCTCCGAGCAATCAGCCGGTGAGGTTTGAATACAAGCGAAGGATGACGGCGTGACCATGGTCTTGATGAAGGATTGCGGGGCGCTGGAGTTCAGTGGGGACCGGATCACGATCCGCTCGGACTTCGGCGTGTTCGATGTCCCGCGTGATGTCTACGCCCGCGCGGTGCGTCTGGATCGCAGATACCCAAACAACTACAGCGGTGGCTACCTGGGCGCATGGTGTCGCCATCAATGGAGTGAGAAGCGATGACCAAAGACGACATCTTGCAAGCGCTGCGCCTGACGGCCATGGGCCGCACGGGGCATCCGCTGCAGGAGCAACTGGCCGAGAAGCTGGAGGCGGTGTTTGCGCGCGAGCAGGTCCGCACCGAAGCACGCGCGGCTGGCGATGAACTGATGGCAATGATCGGTTCGATGGCGCCGCCCGCGATTCTTGACGCGCACGTCGCCTCGGCGGCCCTGTCCCCGCTCGAAACACCGGCCGCGACCTTCAAGCGCCGCAAGAAAGCCGACTGATGGCCAAGATGGACGAGGACAAGCTCCTGACGCTCTTGCAGGCGCAGGAGGACAACTCCGCCGCCTTCACCTGGGGTGCGCTCGCCAAGGAACGCGAGCAGTCCATGCGCGAGTACTACCGCATGCCCTATGGCACCGAGGTAGACGGCTGGTCGTCCATCGTCACCTCCGACGTGCAGGACACCATCGAGTGGATTCTGCCGGCGCTGCTCAAGATCTTCACCTCCACTGACCAGGCCGTCTCGTTCGATCCGGTGCGCGCTGAGGACGTGCTTGGCGCCCAGCAAGCCACCGACACCTGCAATTACGTCTTCTACAAGCAAAACGACGGCTTTCTCGTCCTTTACACCGCATTCAAGGATGCGCTGACGGTCAAGAACTGCGCTGTGATGTGGCGCAAGGAGACCAAGCGGGTTAAGAGCATCGTCCCGGTGAAGGGGGCCAGCGAGGAAATGCTGGCGATGGTGCTGCAAGAGGCCGGCGAGGACGCCGAGATCGAGGCCGCGACTCCGCAGCAAGTGCCGGTGATGGGGCCGATGGGTCCGATGCTGGACGAGATGGGCCAGCCGCTCACGCAGACCGTCTATGACGCCCGCATCTGCAAGTACGAAGAGCGCAAGACGGTCAAGATCGAGGCATTCCCGCCCGAGGAACTGCTGATTAAGCGGGACTGGACGAGTCCGATGCTGGACGACTGCCCGTATGTGTGCCGCAACCTGCGGGTCACGCTGTCGGACATCCACGAGATGGGGTTCGAGGATGTCACGGCCGACGACCTGAACGACTCCGACGCCACCAACCAGGCCGCCGACAAGACGTTCCGCGACACCCGCAACGGCACGACCGACGACACGCACGCCAATCAGCCCAACATCGAGAGCGAGGACGAATCCCAGACCGAGGGCTTCCTGCGCATCGAATACGTGCTGGTGGACTACGACGGCGACGGCATTGCCGAGCGTCGGTGCATCTATCGCCTGAAGAACAAGATCCTGTCCAACGACGAGGCCGAGGACGTTCCTTTCGCCACCTCGTCTCCCATCCTGAACCCGCACCGCTGGGACGGGATGAGCGTGGCCGAGACGGTGAGCGATCTGCAAGCCCTGCGGACGGAACTCACGCGGCAGATGGTCAACTCCGCTGCGCTGGCGAACAACCCGCGCACCAAGGTGCTGACGGACGCCACGGGCGCACCGCTGGCCAACGTGGACGACCTGCTCACGTCTGCCCCGGGCCGAATCTTGCGCCAGCGCCAGCCGGGAGCCATCGAGGAGCACGTCACGCCGTGGGTTGGCGGCCAGATGTTCCCGATGCTGGAGTACATCGACCACATGCGCGAGCAGCGCACCGGGGTCTCGCGTGCCCAGCAGGGGATCGACGCCAACGCCCTGCGCCACGACCGCACCGCAGCCGAGGTCATGCAGACGGCCAACGCCGCTGCCGCGCGGATCGAGCTGATCGCCCGCATCTTTGCCGAAACGCTGGTCAAACCCATCTTCAAGGGGATTTTCAAGCTCCTGACCGATGGCGAGATGGACCAGATCGCGTTCCGGCTGCGCGACCAGTTCGTGCAGATCGACCCCAACGAGTGGCGCGATGGTTACGACATGACCATCAACGTCGGTCTCGGAACCGGCGACAAGAGCCAACAAGCGGCCATCCTGCAAGCGATCTTCCAGCAGCAGGGCGCGCTGATGCAGTCCCCGATGGGCCAACTGCTGGTCAAGCCGAAGAACGTGTATTCGACGGTCAGCAAGATCGTGGAGAACGCCGGCTTCAAGAACGTGGGCGACTTCTACCAAGACCCGGGCGAAGCACCGATGCCGCAGCCCGGCCCGCCGCCGCAACTGGCGCTGAAGCAAATGGACCTGCAGGCCGACGCGCAGAAGTTCCAGGCGCAGACGCAGCACGAAAAAGACCTGGAGCTGTTGCGCGCTCAGGCCAAGCTGGCTGAGACGCAAGGCAACCTGCAACTGCAAGCGGCCAACGATCAGCGGGACGCCGAGCG